ATTATTAAATCTCGAGAAAAATTATCCAAAATCGGGGTATTCGAACCTTTCCTTACTTTCTTAGGGTTAACTGTTGGTCCATCTTCAAAAAAATCTACTGCCATATTTAATAAGTTTTATGTATACAAACATAACACATTCTATACAAAAAACCAAATAATAGACAAAATGTCAAAAATTTTTTTTTATCGATTATTTTTTGTATTATTGTTAATATAAAACTATAAAATCATGTCAATAAAAAAAGAAAAAATCAGTGGGGAAATGATTGATGTAACAATCAAATCTTCAAGTCTTAAGTCAGCATCTTATGACTCATTATCAGAAAGATTAACAATTACATTCAATTCGGGGGCTTCTTACGAATACCGTAAAATCCCAATGTTATTGTTTACTAAATTTAGACTGGCAAAGTCTCAAGGGACGTACTTTAACAAGTTCATCTCTAAAGAGTTTAAATTTAAAAAATTAGATTAAAACTAAACCCCGAGAAATCGGGGTTTTCTTTTTGATATTTATTACATATATTAATGATATGGGAATAACATCAGAAAGAATCGAGGGTAAGATGATACACGTTATCATCAACTCATCAAATTTAAAAGAGGCATCTTATAACACAGAGAGCGAGGACTTAACTGTCACTTTTAATAATGGAACTATTTATGAATACAATAAAGTTCCTTGGACAAAATTCACTAAGTTTAGACTTGCTGAATCACAAGGAAAACACTTTAACGAAAATATCGCTAAAGGACATAAGTATAAAAAAATAGGATGAGTTTATTTGAAGAATTAATTGAGGATAAGGTTGGGGATGAGAAAATCGTAAAGTCATTTAAGACTAAGGATTCATTATCTGACAATATTTTTGAGGAATCAAAGGGTAAATTCACTATGCGTGACGACATCAGAAAGGCGTTAATTAAAATTTCTGAGGATTTCATATCAACCTTAGGTGTCGAATTTTTCATACACGACATCGTATTAACAGGATCATTATCAAATTATAACTGGTCAAATTATTCAGACGTAGATTTACATATCATTATTGATTTTAAAGAATCGAAATATAATTCAGATATTTTAAAAGAATTCTTTGACGCCAAGAAAAATGTGTGGAACGAAAAACACAACATCATTATTAAAGGATTTGACGTCGAATTATATGTTCAAGATGTTAATGAAGAACATATATCTTCCGGTGTATATTCAATTTTAAACAATAAGTGGATTGTTTCACCAAAAAAAGACAATCCTAAGATTGACGATAAAATGATTTTACAAAAAGCTGAGGATTACATGAAGAAAATCGACCTAATTATTGATAAGAGTAAAAAAGGTGTTGATACTATTGATGAAATTGAAAACATGAGAAAAAAGTTAAAATCATTCAGACAGAGTGGATTAGATGAAGGAGGAGAGTATTCTTATGAGAACTTAACTTTCAAATTATTAAGAAGAAATGGATACATTCATAAACTTTTAGACCTTAAAACTAAACTTACAGACAAGAAATTGTCGGTGACACAATAAAGAACCTTATTTTTTCCCTATATGTATGTATTTATAGGATAAGAATAAGTATATCTAACAATCAAAAAAAATGGCAGAGATAAAACCCCTAGGCAGTGAAAAACTTAACACAGAAGACAAATTAAAAAGAATTCTTGAGTTAACGTATTTCAACGAAAATAAAAAATCAAATTCATCTACTAAACCTGAACTGGTTAAAGAATCAAAAACAGGTGGAATATTTGGTATTGTCAAAGAAAAAGACGGTTACTACGTAAAAAGAGGTTTGAACGAATCATCATTGGATTACATTGGTGGTATGTTTATGAAAAACAAAAATAGATTTAATTCGTATGCTGACGCATATAAAAGATTAAATCTTTTAAACGGACAGGAAAATATACAGGAAGCAACAAAGTATGTTTTAAAACAAAACAAACCACAAGAAGAAGCTCCAATGGCTGAACCAGCAATGAACGCAGCACCTGCTCCAAGTATGGAACCTGCTCCAAGTATGGAACCTGCTCCAAGTATGGAACCTGCACCTGACGCATCGGCAGCACCATCTAGTGAATTTCCTCCAGCTGATGGTGTGGATATGACTGGATTAGAAGGTGGTGAATCTTCTAAACGTTCAGACTATATGGCTGAAGCTCAAAAATTTGCAGGAAAGTTAGGTCAAGAATTGAGAGATTTACATGATAGAATGGAAAGTGATGATATAAAGTATATTTTAAATATGATTATATCTGCGGTTGATTTAGACAAATTAGACGATGATGATATTGAAGACATCGCAAAGAAATTTGAACGTGAGGAGGAAGAAGGTGGGGAAATGGGTTCAGAAGAACCAGCAATGGAACCATCACCTGAAGCTGCTGCAGAACCAACATCAGATGAAGATTTGGGAGAGAACACAATGTCAGCATTAGATGAGTTTATTAATAACCCAGCACCGGGAGAACAAATGGAAATATCTTTAGATGATTTTGTTGATGGTGGTGACGATTTATCAAAAAGTGCCGATTTAGAGATGGGAAATGATAAAAAACAAACTGATGTTGAAAAGGAGATAGATTTGGATGAAATTAAAAATGAAATTCATAGAAGTATCGGTGAAACTTTAAGTAAATATTTCAACTAAAATGCATCTAATATATGTCAATGAGATTGGTTCAGATTACAAAGGTCAAAAACAGTATGAATTTGTTTTTAGTGAAAGTACTGAGATTGATATGGGGGAGTGGTTTATCATTCCTGCTTCGGCTAACCAACAATCTAAATCTCCTGACATCGAATATGTTGATGTAGTTGGGTTATTAAAGAACACAGATTTACAATTAGAACTTATTCAAAACTCCGATTATTTCGGAGTTATTGATGCTGTAGATGGTGTTATATCGTTAGCTTGGGAAAAATTTGATTTTGATTCAGAAAATGAAAGATTATCATTTAAATTTGCGGAATCTTTAGAAAATGTTACAAAAAAATTAAAACAAAGAGGTTATATTCTATTAAACGAAAACATTAAAATAAATAATATATGAAAAGAGACGTAATTGTTGGACAACTAGTTAAAGAAGGGTTTTCTCAAAAAACATTGGTTAATTTCAATGATAAACAACTTTCTGATTTACATGAAAGAATTGTCGTTGATGCCGATAAATTAAAAACAGACCCAAAATTACAGGCGTTAGCTAAAGACCCAAATACTGAGGTTGAGGTTAAGGAAGAATTGAAAGGTGGACAAAAGAAATTAGATAAGAACCACAACGGAAAAATTGATGGTCAAAAGAAAGACGTTAATGAAGTGGATATGGGATTAACTGTAAAAGGTTCAAAATCAAGTGGTTCAAATTTGTTTGGCAGTAAATCTACAACACCTAAAAAGAAAACTACACCTAAGAAAAAAGAAGAAGGTGAAACTGAAGAGGGAGAAGTGGACGAATCAATACATGGTATTGTGATAGGAGCAACAAAAGAAAAATTAAAAAAAGATTTAGGTAGAGATCCTGAAGACCATGAGGTTGAAAGTGAACTTACTAAATTTTATAATATTTGGAAAAAAGATAAAGAAGATAAAGAAGGTAATGAACCAAAAGAAAAAAAGAAAAAAGGATTCGTAGTAGGGAAACAACCTTCACCAAATTTTAACGGTCACAAAAAGAAAGAGGAAGATGTTAAAGAATGGGTTGAGGCGTTAGCTGAAAATAATTTTCATAGTTTTACATCAAAAAATGAAATTATGGAACTTATTAAAAGTAAACTTACCGAATCTGAGGTTATGGAACCACAACACGGTGCTAATGTAAAAAAAGGACACAATGGTATTCCTGAATTTATGACTTATGATGCTATTACATCTTCAGCACCAGCAGTTGCTCCGAGTAAACCAAAAGTTGTTCCCGGAACTAAACCGGCTAGACCAAAAAGAGACCCATTTAATCCAGGTCCAAAACCAAGTCCAAGACCTAAGGCGTTACAGGAAAAAAAATAATTTATAAAATTATGAAATTATCTAAGAAAAAATTGTTATCTTTAATCAAAGAAAATTTGAACGAAATGGCAATGACATTTGATGGTGAAGATAGACCAGATCAATCTATACAACAAAAATTAGCAACAGGTGATACCCCACTTAAAAAGGTACCTTTTCCAAAAACGGGAAATCCAAATCAAAATTTTCAAGAATTATTAGCGTCGGAGAGATATAGAGATGTGGTTGCTAAAGTAAGAGAATTTTCAAATTTTAGTGGTAACATACAAGATGCATCTTTATCCGGTATTATGTTGGATGCATTGAGGAAGACGACAACGATTGAATCTCAATATAAAAGAGAATTAGAACAACTTGCAATTCAAATTGTTTTGAAAGAGTATTCAGTACCTGAAGGTAAACTTAACATAACCGCCACCATCACAGGGGGAATTAGTTCTACTGAAGGGATGCAACAACAAAGAGGTCCAGAAGTAAATGAACCTGAAGTTGATGTTGATTCAGATGACAATGAAGATGGTGATGAATCACAACCACAACAACCAGAAGATAATGACTTTATACATGATGAGACATTATTAGCTAAAGCATTACAAGATTTAAATTTAGAAAAAGCTAAAAGACGATTAACAAACGCGTTAATACAAGGTGCATCAAAAGAGGGTCATTGGTTACACACTGGATCAATAAAAACAGGTGAAGGTGAATTGGATTTTACTCGTGTTTCTACTTTAATTAAACAAATAGTGGGTAACGCTAATGGAGAAGAACTTATTAGATGTTACGGATTGATGATGTCAATAAATGATAGTTTTTATTGGCAAATGAGTAATGATGCAATTAAAAATCTTAGTAGTAGTGTTGCTGGTAGAGTTCAAGTTATATTTCAAAGTCCAGAATCGGAAGGTGGTGATGAAGAACAACCTGGCATGGATGGTGAAGATGAGGGAGGTGAAGATGAGGGAGGTGAAGAAGATAATAAAGTAAAAATTATTGCTGAAGGTATAAATTTTGTAGTATTAGTACATGAACTTACTAAAGGTATATTTGAAGTAATCGCAGGTGCTGGTATACCTGATGATCAAGAAACTTGGAATAAAATTGACGAAACTGAAGATATTTTACAAAAAGAAGTTTGGGATTTAAGATTAGGTCCAGCAATTTGGAATAGATTGAGGTCTCAAATACCTGACAAATATAGTGAAGAGGATTCAAAAAGTATTAAGAATTTCTTATTAGAGGAAATATTTAAATTACCAGCTAAACAATTTTTAGTATTTTTAAGAGAGGTAATTTCAGGTTCACAAAGGGGAGCTCAATTAATTCAAAAAGTAATTGATAGTATTGTAAAAGATTTAAATGACGAAGAATATGAAGATGCGATGAATCAATTTGACGTTGAATTAGAGAATTTATCTGATGAAACTCCTGATAATAATTTGAAAGATTGGATAATGACTATTCCGGGTATTTCGTTATCCAATGACGACGACGACGATGAAGATGATGATGACATTTATAAAGAATTAGGATTAGACAGACCTAAAAGATAATACAAGGGAGGTTTAACCTCCCTTTTTTTGTATTTATATATATGAATTCCAAATTAGAACAATTAAAAGAATATGCAAAGATTATTAAAGATGCCCCATATGCGTTAAAAACATATCTGCAGACTTATGATAATACTCAAAAAAAATATGTTCCATTAGAGTTATTTCCTGACCAAATTCAATTAATTCAGGATTATGAAAATTATAATGAAAACATCACTAGAAAATATAGACAGGCAGGTGTAACAACAGTAACCGCAGCTTGGATTTCAAAAAAATTACAAACAGCAAAAGAAAGTGAACCTGAAAGAGTTCTTCTTATTGCAAACAAAAGAGACACCGCAGTGGAGATGGCTAATAAGGTTAGACACTTTATTGAACAATGGCCTGAATGGATTAATGTTGGGTTTTCACCCGATAAAAACTCAGAAAGTAGATTTAGATTAAACAATGGTTGTGAGGTTAAGGCGGTAGCAACATCTGCGGATGCGTTACGTGGTTATACACCAACGATACTTGTATTTGATGAGGCTGCATATATTGAAGCGGGTGATGATTTTTGGGCGGCATCTATGGCGTCCCTATCAACGGGTGGTAAAATTATTCTTATCTCCACACCAAATGGTTATGACCCTATCTACTATGGTGTTTATGACCAAGCATTACGTGGAATCAATGATTTCCATATAACTGATTTAAGGTGGTTTAAAGACCCACGTTACACTAAAGACTTATCTTGGGTAAAATGTTCTGACATATGTCATTACATGTTAAATAGAGAACAATATGACGACAATGAAGTTGTTTTACATGACTTTGATATTGAAAAATACCAAGAACTGGTGGAACAAGGATATAAACCATTTTCATCTTGGTTTGAATCTATGTCTAAGAAATTTAAATATGATAGACGTAAGATTGCACAGGAATTGGAATGTGACTTCTTAGGTTCAGGAGATGGAGTTATTCCTGGTGATATTCAAGAGAATATCGCTAAGAATATGATACGAGTTCCTAAAGAAAAGTATATGCAAGGAACGTTTTGGCAGTGGAAAGAGCCGGTTGAAGGTCATAGGTATATTATGGGTGTCGATGTTAGTAGAGGAGATAGTGAGGATTTTTCTTCAATTAATATTGTTGATTTTGACGATAGAGAACAAGTTGTTGAATACATAGGAAAAATACCACCAGATGATTTGGCTAATATTGCATACAAATGGGGTATATTATACGATTGTTTTATTGTGATTGATATTACTGGTGGTATGGGTGTTGCAACATCAAGAAAGTTACAAGAAATGAATTACAAAAACCTTTTCATTGATGGGATTAACACTCAGAATATTTGGGAATATAATAGAAAGGCTTTAGATAAAATTCCTGGTATAAATTTTAACAATAAAAGAACTCAAATTGTTGCAGCATTTGAAGAACAACTTAGAAAAGGATTTTTAGTTAGGTCAAGTCGACTATTAAATGAATTAAACACTTTTGTTTATATGAATGGAAGACCTGACCACATGAAGGGGGCTCATGACGACTCAATTATGAGTATGTCGATGGCTCTTTATGCTGGTGATATGTGTTTCAATCAATTACAAAGGAACGATTCTAAAAATAAGGCGGTAATTGAATCATGGGCATTATCCGAAAGAACTTATGAACCCTCTAAAACACATTACTCATATGGTTCATCTTTTGACCAAATAGGTGCAATGGGTATGGATACTAACAATATTTACCATAAAGATAATCCAACAAACATACCTAAAGACGTTTATAGAGAACATATGTGGTTATTTGGGAAATCTAAATAATCTTCCTATTATCAAAATTATAGTTTATATTATAAAGAAAAGTATTTATATAGAATGGCAAATCAAAACTCCACCGTATTTCAGAAGTTAACTAGAATGTTTGGTTTCCCTGGTCAACAGGCTCAACAAACACCATCTTTTAATTTTAACAAAGACGAATTATTAAAAACAGATAGTAGAGAAGACTACGAGAAAGCAATGTTACAGGCTCAACAGAGTCAATATATTGCAGACAAATGGTCAAAATTGGACCAATCATTATACAACCAATCGGTTTACTATGAACCAACAAGAATGGCCGCGTATTATGATTATGAATCAATGGAATTTACTCCTGAAGTATCTGCAGCACTAGACATATACGCAGAAGAATCCACTACTATGTCAGAAAAGGGTGAAATATTAACAATATACTCGGAATCAGATAGAATTAAAACAATACTTGAGGATTTATTTCAAAACAAATTGGACATTAACACAAACCTACAAATGTGGGCTAGAGGTATGGCGAAATATGGTGATGATTTTGTTTATTTAAAAATTGATCCAGAAAAAGGTATTATTGGTGTACAACAATTACCAAATATTGAAATTGAAAGAATTGAAGGTGCGTCAACTAAGAAAGCAATTAATACAGATAGTAAAGTACCATCAAGAGAATTAAGATTTCAATGGAAAAATAAAGATTTAGAATTTCAAGCTTGGGAAGTTGCACATTTTAGATTGTTAGGTGACGATAGAAAGTTACCATATGGTACTTCAATGTTAGATAAGATTAGAAGAATTTGGAAACAACTTTTACTTGCTGAAGATGCAATGTTAATTTACAGAACATCTAGAGCACCTGAAAGACGTGTATTTAAAATATTTGTGGGTAACATGGACGATAAAGATATCGAACCATATGTACAAAAAGTTGCAAATAAATTTAAACGTCAACCAGTGTCTGACCCTCGTAATGGTCAAGTTGATATGAGATATAATCAAATGGCTGTAGACCAAGATTATTTTGTACCTGTTCGTGACCCAGGTCAAACTATGCCAATTGAAACATTACCAGGGGCACAAAATTTAGGTGAAATTGCCGACATTGAATATATTCAAAAGAAAATGTTGGCAGCACTTCGTATTCCTAAAGCATTTTTAGGTTTTGAAGAAGTTGTTGGTGATGGAAAAAATCTTGCATTAATGGATATACGTTTTGCAAGAACTATTAATAAAATACAAAAATCATTAATACAAGAATTAAATAAAGTTGCGTTAATCCATCTATATCTTTTAGGTATGGAAGATGAATTAAATAATTTTACACTTTCATTAACTAATCCATCATCTCAATCTGATTTATTAAAAATTGAAATGTGGAAAGAGAAAATAACACTTTATAAAGATGCG